CGTACGTTGTAATCTCATCCCACAAAGAATTAAACCAGTTACCAATTTCGGTTATTGTCGCGTTAATTCTCACTGGGAGATTCTTAAAGAATTCGTCTGCAGCCTTCCATGCCGCTAATGCCTTAGCCTTAAATTCATCCCACGGACCCAGCCACTCGCCAATGAGCGAATCGCCGCCGTTTATCCATGTATACAGATCTTCAAAGGCTAGAGCGATTAATAATACTGCTGCTGCTATTGCCAGTGCAGTCCATGTAGCGGGATTCATAGCAAATGCCCGTAAAGCCCCAACCACCGAAAGTATTCCTGCCTTAATTGCAGCCCATTTCAAATAAACCATAGCAGCACCGAAAGCAGCCATCATTGCCCCTGCTATTTTAAATAAATTGCCAAACCCACCCACTGCCTTGGCTGCTCGTTTCATGCCGTTTTCCATCTTTGACATTATGCCGACAATCCCGGCAGCAATAGCCTTTGACGCGCCTGTCGCTTTATTTATTTCGCTGACAAACTTACCGAATTTATTGCCAGCTACGGTCACAGCTTGCCCTATTGTCATCGGCATCTTTTCAAATTGTGCATCCATTACAGCCTTGGCTTTTAGGATAGCGTCAAAAACGCCTTTACTTTCCAATTCGCCATCCGCGCCAAGCTGTTTAAGTTGCCCGACTGTTACTCCATAAGCCTTTGCTACTTCTGCCATCAGCATAGGAGCATTTTCGCCAAGTGACCGTAATTCATCCCCTTGTAGACGGCCACTTGATAATGCCTGTCCTAATTGCAGTATAGTGCTTTGTGCTTCTGCTGTGCTTGCGCCGCCGACTACAAGAGCCTTGTTGATTGTTTCGGTAACACTTAATACATCATCTTGAGACGCACCAAACTCCTTACTGCCGCGTGAAAGTTTTGTGAACAGGTCGCCAGTTGCGGTATATTCCTGCCGTGTGCGGTTAGAGATATCGTATATTGATTCCAATACCTGTTTTTGTTCCTCGGCGCTACTGGTAACTAGGCCAATTCGAGAATCAACGTTTGTCCATTCGTCAACTACTTGCGTCAGCTTATCAAGGCCAAAAGCTACGCCAAGAGCCGCTCCAATGCCAGTTATTACACTGACAGCGCTACTGGCCTTGTTCTTTATGCCTTCAATGGTTGCCTCAGCTTGCTTCGCCTTCGCCTGATCCATAGAAAAGCCCATGCGAACTAATAACTCTCTAACAGTCATACCTAACCTCCTTTCTTCGGTTTCGGCTGGTTAGCCCTTTGAATATCATCTCGCATCTGCAATAGGGCATTAATTTTAAGGAGGTCAGTCAGGGTATAGACTCCCTTCTTGACCTCCTCAAGTGTGCAATGCTTCGACAGTATAGGCCGCCAGATTATAAGCTCTTCCGACAGTGTCGGGTGTAACACTCCGGGGATTTTTATTTTGCTCTCTTCAAGGCCGCGACATTTCCAGAGAGGGCATTGAAGAGTTTCGTAAAATCCCCGTAATTCGCCTTTAACACTTCGACTATGAGCATAAGCATGTCACTAACATTCCCGGTAAATAGTTCGTTGATTTGTGGCTTATCAAGGCGGGTAGTATCTGCACCATCAATACTGATAGACACATAATTCTTGTCCAGAATCCGCATAGCCATAGATTCTAGTTTCTGGCCATCGACATGCTCGGCAAGAGCAGCAAAAGCCTTTTCGACTGCGCCCACATCAATGTTCTTATCCATGACGCTAATTTTTTCTTGCTCTTCTTCGCTCCCTGATTTATTTCCCATAGCAGAAAACACATTGCCGATTATCGGAGAGACAAGCTTTTGCAAGTCCCCCAACAATTTCAGAGAGGTAAAAGGATCAAGTGGTCGGATGTAAAACACGTTGCCGTTCTGCTCAAACTCGGTTACTTTACCGCCGTCAAACATTAGCTATTACCTCCCACCAGCACATCAGCCGGACCAGTCTCAAGCAGCCATTCGCATTCACCTAGTTCTTTTTCGCGGGTAATATTGGGCTTTTGGGTAATCCATGCCTGAGACGCATAAAAGGTAGTCGTGCCGGACAAGTCTTTAAACAACAGCGGTAAAATGCCGGTTCCCGTGCTTAGATCGGCAGTGTGAATTACACTCAATGCGTCATTGCTCGAACTAGAAGCCATTAACGTAATAGTTGCCTTCCAGTTTTGGTTTGGGTCGATACTTCTTGCGGTTTCGCCATCACAGCCAACAAAAGATTTAATGCCATCGCCCAGGGGTTCAAGCTCGATAATTGAATCCTCAGAGAATCCCGCTATTTCAAGGCCACCAAAGATAACTATACATTTCTTGGGGTCATACGTTGTTACACTCAATGTTTACCCCTCCCTTACGCCAAATTTTCATAGGTCAGTGATCCGGTTACGTCAACAACGTGAATTGCTCCGGCCAGCCGCGCCGTAAATGACACATCTTCTAGCAAACGGTTAGCCTTATTCGTGCTGCTAATATCATAAGCAAGGGGTACAGTGACAACATAGCCGGGATTTTCGTTGCCATCCTCGTCATATTCAGTAGGAGCCACGCCGCCACGTGTTGTACCAAGTTTGAGCGCCGCTTTTATTTGCGCTTCGATAATCGCAATACCTTTGTCAGTGTAAGGAATCTTGTCCTTGTTCACCAACTGGTTAAAAATATTGGTTGTGATTTCTTCCTGTAACCAATCACGGAAGCGGATAACGTCAATCCATTCACCTGCAGCCGTTTTACCATTTTGGGTAATAGTAATATTGCGGAACTTCTCAAAGGTATTGCCGTTCTTGGCGGTAATGGCGTTGTATTCGGTTTCAGTCAGGGTATCTGTGGTAACGCCAGACAGCTTTTTATTGGCCCATGTTTCACCGCCAGGGTCAATCGCAAAACAACGACTTGTTATTGCTACCTCTGGGTAATCCGTAGCAGCATCCTCGTGGTACCACCAGTGAGTCCGGTAGTAATTGCCTGCCATCAATAAGCTACCGGTGTCGGTAGCCACAGACGCATCTTTAGCGCCTTCTTCGGCAATCGCAGTACCTAATATTTTTCTTTGGGCTTCCGTCCAATCGGCAGCAGCAATAATATCAGCCTGCACTCGACTCGTCATAGCCCAACCATACCAGTCGTTATCTTCAAGCTTGATAGCCGCCATGCTCTCAGCAACTGTTTCAGTACCAGCAGTATAGCCAGTGATTTCAAGCAAGCTGCCTAGCGTGATTTTGATCGGGCTTCCTGGTGTATTATTGGTCAGCACCAGATTGGTGTCGGCAATAGTAGCGGTTACAGCAGCGGAGGTATCGGCAGCAATATTAGTTTGCAAACCGGTCAGTATTTCGCTTTGCGTTGCACTTGCCGTGCTGGTATAGGTATACGTTTTCTTGGTAGTGTTGCCATTAGTGTCTTTGGTACTGATCGCCAGCGTGTAGGCAACAGCGTTGCCAATCGACTTAGTACTAATCTTAAGGGCATCAATTTGCCGACGGCCAACTTTAATTTCAGTCGGTCTTGGTGTTTGACTAAAACCAGCATTAACGGCCACATAAAGAGGATCGTCTGAGGTAAAGCCATCAGTCAACATATCATCCGGATCAGTGTACGAATTAACCCGCGTTAGGCTATATGGATGATAGCCAACAACCAGCGATGTACTAAAGCCTTCTTTGCTGATTGGCGTTGTGTTTAGGCTGATATCTACATTTACAATGCGGTCTATATTAGCCAATTATCTAACCTCCTGTTATAGTAAAATCTCCATCCTCTGCCGTGATGGTGACGGTATTGATATATCCTGGTTCGTCTATCACAGACAGCATAAACCTTACAGATAAATCAATAGACGCCCTCTCTTCGTAGTTGGTAGCGTCCAGCAATGCAGTTAAATCCTGCACGTTTTGAGCATCAAAAAAAGCCACCCCAGCACCGAAACATCGGTCAACTATGGTAGGCCTTGATAATGCTTGATTTAGTTCTATTAATTTTTGCTCGGCATCAGTGCCGAAGTACTGCACTTCCAGTGTAGCTTCTTGAGTTCCTTTTACTTCCACCTGACCTAGTGTAGCCGTTGGTATTTCGTCGTTCATGCCAACACCTCGGAAGGCGTATAGTCTAAGTGTCGCAAAGGGCTTTCGCGGTTTAGGGCAGTTTTGTTTGCCCCATATTACCGTACAGCCTAGTAATTCAGTTACAATGTTATGTATAAACGTTTTGTTTATCATTCCGGCACCTCGATAGCATAGGCTTTATAGTGCGGAATTACACCAGACTGATAAGCGGCGCAAGCAACTATCTCCCACGTTGAGCCAGAATACTGTAAAATGTCAGCACTCACAGCGTCGGTTGTTTCAGTCGCTTGTTTCGCGGGTTTTAGTTTGGTGTCAGTATAGATTTTTACTGCCGAACTGTTTCGCTTGCCTTCGGGAAGGGCTTCAATTTCATTGACTTTCAGCGGCTGTATGCTGGCCTTAATGATTATGCTGCTTTCAGTACCCTCCACCCAATAGCCGTCAACATAAGTGCCTGCCACTCTCCTTGTTACCGTATATGGCTTTCTAAAACTGTTCATTTTGGTTTCACCACATGTCTGATAGATTGTCTGAGACGACCTGTATCAATCAACGGTTTGTCACTACCTTTCTGTAAAACAGTCTGCACCGTGTTCAGTGTCCAACTACCATCTACAATCTGCTTTTGAATAATCCCGGTCATTTTCTTGCCAACAAGGTTCAATCCTTGCCCTGCTGATATTCGGTTAAGTATGATTCTGTCTCCAACACTCTGCATGAAATTGTCAAGCTCATTGATGTTCTGATCAAAGGATTGTCGCATAAAGGGACGTGAAGGAATATTTTCCGTGCCGAATTCATTAATAACGGCAATACCAACGAGGTCTATACCCTGTTCTGCAGCAAGTGAAACATGGTCTTTCGTGCCCGCTTTTTCTCCGGCCTGCACACCAACATCAACAACTACTTCTGTCGCTCTCTTCATTTCGCGCATTACCTTGGACCAGCCCTTGTCAATGTCAAACACGCCTTTTTTACTCATACGCTCACCTCACCATGACGGTAACAATGCACTTCTTAGCCAGCCCCTTAAACTCTTTGCCGTAATAGGTTTTATCCAGCAAATCCGATTTGGTGTTGCTTTGGGCGTAAGAGGTAGACAAGTCCCCTTCCTTTTCGCTGACTACTTCACCAGCGGTTACCGTTGCGCTTGTACTGCCCTTCTCGGCAATTAGTGCATTTATTGCAAACATATGCGCTGCATAATAGGCCAGGGCTTGCTCATAAAAAGAACCAAACCGCACTGTTACATGCGGCTTGGCAAGTTCAATCATTGTATTAACTTCATTATCTGTCTTGGCGGCAAACTCGGAAGCCAGGGCCCTAAAGGTTGCTAGGGCATCCATGGTTACTCACCAGCCTTCTGAATTACGACTAAAATGTCCTCTTTCTTGGTTGCTTCGCCAAGGTCAATGCCCTTTTCAACAGCGTAAGCGTTCAATTCAGCTACAGTCATATCTTCCAAGGCTTTGGTTTCGGCTGTTTCAGCGGCCCCGCCTTCAATTACAGTTAGGTGTCCTTTTTCAATTGCCGCCTTGATTTCGGGATGTTCCAAATAAGATGCATCTACTTTCTTGGATGGAGCACCAGGAATAAGATTAGTGTCACCCAAGCAGTAGATCATACTGCCATTATTGCGGATTGCCGCAGTTACAATCGTCATACCCATTTATACGCCCTCCTTATATTCCTGAAGCTTTGATTAGCGACAGCGGATAGTAAATAATCACGCCGCCAAGTCTAGCATGGCAAGGAATTTCAAATTCCAGCCCTTTGGCCTGAGGTGGGAACTGTTCAAACGGTTGAGGAATTTCCAAAGTCAGCTTGTCCGGGTCACGGTTGAGCATCATGATAAGATCAGTATCACCTGTTCCCGCGCCAACGCACTCAGGAACAGGCATAGCGGTTTTAATGTAAGGAGACGTTTCGAGAAAAAATTTAAGGATAGTTGTTTCGGTATCACCAACACGGCGAGTTGCCAAATCACCATATACAGCAGGCGGCAGCAAGAGAGTGTCTGGAGACTCTACGCCCTGGGTTAACTCAATCACTTTGTTGACCATGCCGTTAAGGTCCCGTAAAACCTGGTCAGGTGTCTTATTAATAAGCTTAGCGGCCGCAGCAGTACCAGCAGTAACACCGTTCAGAGTACCATCGGTTGGGAGAGTATATACAGTAATGTTTGGATGGGTAAATAAGCCAACAATTTTATTGGCAGTATCCCCAGAATACGCCAGCTTGTTAATTTTCTGGTCAATCGCCAATCTTGCAGCGTTGGCTTTACGCTGTTCAAGAGGCTTCCCGGCCATTCTAGCGGCGCGTATGTCTTGCACTGAATAGCCATAGCTAGAACCAAGACCTTTTACGATGCTGGTAAAAGGCGTACCCTTTACATCAGCACGCGGTAAATCGTTAGCATAATTGCTAATAATCTTCGCCATGCCGGTAGGCTCATACTGGTAGTATGTAATACTTTCCGCGCCGGGATTAACCTCGCTAGATACCGGAATAACCGAAGTTGCAGTAAGAGCAGCAAACTTCTTATCATAAGACTTGGTTTTTACGTTTTCAAGTTCTCTTGCGAAAAAGATTGATTCGTTAGCGTCAAAGTGTTGGCTAGCTTGAATAACCGCCAAGTCTCTTTCGTCATATCGTTGTTCGTTTTTCATTTACCAAATTCCTCCTTTATGATAACTCAATGGCAACTAAACCGCCAGTAGTGGACGCGTTCGAGGTAATGAACTTAGCACCAGTTACCGCCACAGTAACAATAGGGGTACTCAAAGCGGCTAATGCTGTAGCACCGGCAGAACTTGTCCATTGTCCGGCATTGTCACCAGTGCAAATCAAATAAGCAGCAGTTTCAGCGGTAATTGTATATCCACTGATAAACGGCACCCATGCACGACCTTTCCTGAGTACAGGCACAGTATCAGCGGTAGCATAAACGACATTGCCGTCTGAGTCCTGTTCTTTGGCTTGCAACAGGGCAACACCTATAAATCCAGTGCTAAACGTAGCAGTCGGGACCTTTGTCTGAGTTGCAGGGTCAGTACCGGCAATTAGGCCGAATCCCAAGCCGATTGTCGCCTCTGCCGCTTTGGAATCAATAGTGCGCGGCGACATGTCATAGAGAGTACCTGCAATTGCAGGTTCCATGTATTGGCTATAAGATAGTTGCATTATTCTTTACCTCCCTTGTAAGCGTTTTGTTGGTTCTCAATCATTTTTTGACGGGCATCTGCAGCACTGGAAGGCGCTTCGTCTTTGCGCTCACTTCCTGGGTTCTTTACCTGCTTGCGCTGTTGGCTCATGGTATCTTGGCGGTTATCTTCTTTACACAGGTCGAAGGCGGCATTGACGTATTCGTCCGATTTAGCAGTTAGATCCATGCCGTCACCGCGCACGGACTTGACTACAGCCTCTTTAATTTGACGGTCGCTCAGTTCGTCAGCCTTGTCGATGTTGTGGGTACCAGCAACAGACAATAAAGAAACACGCTGTTTCACTGCCTCATTAAGGCTGTCAGCGTGTTCTTTGTCCTTGGCTTTCAGTTGTTCATCAAGTTTGGTTTTCTCAGCCTGCAGCGTGTCTGCCTTGGCTTCCGTGGTATCAAGGTTGGTTTTCAAGGTTTGGTTTTTCCCTAACAGATTTGCATTGTCCTGTTTGAGTTTATCAAAGGCAACAATTACCTCCGGGGCTGCGTCATATTCCAACCCACTATCTAAACGGATCTTCATTGTTTTTTGTTCCTCCTCGTATTCGTATTCTTGGCTACCATCCATGTTAAGCCTGGCAGTAGGCCCGGCGCGGCCTTTAGGTACTACTGCAACATGGTTATATCTAATATTGCGCTGGACTGCGTCATAGTGCTGTCCTCGCCACTCTCCCGGTGTTTCCTCCGTATCGAGAGCATAGCCACAAGATAACTCCCTGCCTGCCGTGTCAAGGTTATAAATAACCACATCAGCGCGGATAAAGTCACCATCCTGCTTACCTTCGGTTAGCACAGTACCAATAGGCTGTACTGCTTTAACGTTATCGGCTCTGACTAATCCAGGGTGGCCTACAGTAACCGGCTTGCCTTTAAGCGTGGCTAGGCTATCGGCTTTAAAAGCTTCTTCAGGCGGTCTAAACTCTCGCCGAATGCTTCCATTAGGCTGACGATATTCCATTATGCCGACTCTACCAAGGATAGGCGAATCCTGTATAAACCCCTCAGGCGTTTTTGTGGCCTGAATTTCGAATCGGTCAAATCGTTGTACTGTCAATTTCTCACCTCCTTCCCAACATATTCATTCCACTCCTTCCAAGTACAACACTCGATAGTCCAGCGTCCATCACGAATAAAAGGAGTATCATTTGCGTACATTTCAATTTCGCCGTTACTTAATACCGGATCACCATCATTTTCAAACATACGGAATATGTCGCCCTTAACAACATCACACAATCCTGATACTCTAACCCATTTGCCATCCCGCAAGACCTCGGTAATTCTGCGTGGTATATATTCACCTTTCGCCATTAACTAATCCCTCCCGAGTTTTTGACCGGCATTGGTACAATAGCACGCACCACGCTTCTTTCCTTGACGCGAATAAATACTTCTTCGATTCCGGCTATCGGAATTTGGTATTTATTTAGAATCTCCATGATTTCATTTACTGGTTTACTTGGGTCAAAGGATACAATCACAACTTTATCCCTCCCGGCATCCCAACATAGTGAATCTTATCCAAATCAATAACCGGCAGCGCTACACATCGGCAGTATATTTCTTTACCCGGTGCCTGTCCTCCGGATGGTGGCATATCCCATCGGTATTCCTTGCCTTCCCTGTCGGCATGATCCGGCCTTACTCGCTGGTCTTTCGACGTTGACCATACATAAGACTCAATTCCTATGGTAGTCTGCCGGTACATGGTCAAATCTCCGTTAAGCTTCCCTACCTGGTCACGAGCAATTAACTGCGCCCTGCGTTCAGACACGCCATATACACGCTCAATCTGTTCGCCTAGACCATCGGTGAGTGTGCCGTCCATAAGACCTCTACTAACTACCCCTTCAATTTCGCCATAGAACTGTTCAGGAATAGTTGTTATCAGTCTGGCATTCTCAGTGGTCCACATATTAGCTAATTCATTCAGCCAAGGCTCATGCTGAAATATATCTACCTGCAACGCTGACCGCATCACAGCCCTGTATTGCTGACTGTTGAAATTACCTGCCTGTTGGGCAATCCGCTTTAATTCAGCCGTTATCTGTGCAGCAGTAATTTTGCCATTAAACCGCTTTTTGATATCCTGCATGATAGATAGAATATCTTCGCTGATACTGTCGGCCTTAAGCGCACTATTGACCGCTAATCTGCGGAATCGGTCTAATTCTTCCTTAGTCGCTTCAAGCATGGTCTTGGTAAGTAGTTTGGCAAATCGCTGATACTCTCGTTCTACACCAAAGGGGTATAACCACTTACGGCGAGGAACAAATCTACGCGGTTTTTGCTTCATTCAGTTTGTCCTCCGGGTTTAGTTCGTCAGGCGTAGGCTCTATATGATTGAATGATAGGTCTATTTCGTATTCCTCGCACTTTGCCAGTCCTTTGCGAACCTCAGACGGGTCAAGAGCGCCCATACCAACATAAGTATTTGCGGCTGCGGCTTCCTGCGCTTTAGTGTCAGCCTTAAGCTTGTCGGTTTCAGCCTGCTCTTTCTCGGACGGCAACCAGAGAGGGGCAAAGATAAGTTTCAGCGCTTCTTTGCTGCCGGATATTAGCCTTGTTAACCGGGATATTTGTGGCTTAAGTTGGCGTTTCTGAATTTGCTTAACCATATTGTAGTAGTTTTCTAGGTCAGATTGTCCGGTGGCGTTCAAGCCAGCCGGGGAACGGCCAAATAGTAGAGTGAAAGGCATATTGCTTGCTGCCGATACTGCAAGACCAAAGCGGTCAAGCATGTCCGGGATTCCAGCTAGTGTCATGTTTTTAATTTCAAATTCGTCTTTGGAGTCAATAGCAATGGTATTCAATATTGACCTAGCCATATCAATCAATTCGAGCCGTTTCTTTACTTCTGCCTCGCCAAAGTCAGTCTGCAGGTTTTCGAGCATACCATCCAGTTTTAACACGCCTTGGCTCATGCGCTCCATGATCTTAATTGCCAAGCTATGTGAGTGGCTATTATTAAGCAGTTCGTCCCATACTCCCTGCAATGACGGCAATCCCCATCCTTGGTAGCGTAGTCGGTAATAATCCGGTAGAGGGTCGCCCTTAAATAGTAACAGTCGGCTTTGATGGACCGTAAACGGCATGCCGCCTATAGGGCTGATCTCGTAATACTCAGGTTCGCCGTATTGCTTGTTGCTCGGATCCTCATAAAGTACGGCATCATTCCAAAATACTTGGGTTTTATCATATACTCGGATACTTTCAACCTCTTTGACATTGCCCTCTCTAAGTGGATCTTCCAGGGTGCCGCCATCGTTGGCCAACATCAAAATTACCGAACCTCCGTACAACCTGCCCCAACGTAAAGCATCGGCAAAATGGCTTTCTGCCCCCATATCGTCAAGAATCTGCAGGGACTTGGATTCGGGATCATCGTCAATTGATATCCAGTTTTTGACGGCTTCGTCGACCGGCAAAGAAATAATCTTTCTAGCTATAGAGTTGCCTATGAACAGGTTAGACAGCATCTGGTCTGTCATTATAGGTCCTGGCGTAAAACCAAAATTAGCTGCTGGGTCCTTGTTTTTGAGCCCGTGGCCAATTACAACGTTTTGGTATCCATCTGTTCTGATTTGCATTATGAACTTGCTCCTTTCCAGCTACGGGCTAACCGCGACGTATAAAGCCCATAACGTTCCGCGTCACTTGCATGGTCGTTTTGTTTGACCGGCTTATCCTCGCCCCTGTTTTGGGCTTTTTCATCCCATATATAGGCGCTTTTTTCTTTAATGGTGTTTACACATACCTTGCATATAAAATATTTAAGATCCGATAACAAGGAAGCTACATACCTTATACCGTCAATTACACTGTTCTCTGCTCCCTTAACAGCGAATCCATCCTTTTTCAACTGAGCAATAAAGCTGGCTGCATTCGGGTCCACTATAACCCGCACCCTGCGTCCTTGCAGAATATCTGTGCAATCTTCTTCTTGAAATTGCTTCATGTCTGCCGAATACTCAGCATCAGTCTTTTGCTTACCAACATTGCGACTGTCATAATAATACTCGCGCAAGGTATAATACTTAGTACCTACACGGCCCTGCAATAAAAATACCGTGGCATTACCTGTACCATAGTCACAAGTAACCCACAGCTTATCAAACTGTTTTGGTATGTCTTTTATGTCTTTAATGACATGCTTATCCTCGACAAACATGTCGTAAATAGCACCGGCGGCCATAACCCATAAGCCAAGTATGTAGCGTTTGAAGAATACGCCTGAATACATGCGCTTGTAACGGTCTTTGACTGCTTCTGACAGGCTAAAGTTATCATCCATAGTGAAATGTAAGTATACGGCGTTCTTTTCTTCTGCCTTTTCAATGTATTCAGTGTTGAACCAGTGGTATGGCCCCTCTGGATTGCAGTTGAACCAAAGCTTAGCACCAGTAACAGAGCACCGGGCAGTAGCTTGGTTAACAAAACTTTCAGGCATGAGCGCCACTTCATCAAACAACATACCAGCCAGCGTAATACCTTGAATTAGGTCTTGGCTGCGTTCATCCTTGCCCCCAAATACATAATAAAAATTGGTCTTGCCGCCTTTGGATATCTCCACCATGTTGTCAGCACGATGGTCTTTAACCCGATATTTGAGCGCCTTCAACATGCGCTTAAGTGGTGTAAGCACATTGCGCCTAAAGCTACCGATGGTCTTACCCGACATGCCAAGGTTCTCGCCGTCAAAAGTATCCATAGACCACTGCACATAGGATAGCGACATAGAAACAGTTTTACCGGACCGGACAGATCCGTCCGCTATGATCATGTCTTTGTCATGTACTGGGGAATTAGGCAGCCACCATGTTAGAACCTGTAATTGCTTAGTCGAAAACGGTTCAAACTTAAACGGTGTTACTTTAAGAGCCATCGCCCCACACCTCCGGGACTTTGCCTTTTAAAGCCTCTTTGAAGTTATCTTCGCCGCTATTATCGTCAGGATCTTCCTCACCTTTTAACTTGGCAATCTCGGCTTTCATCTTCTCAAGCTCAAGCTTGCTCTTTTCGCCGGACATATCCTCGTATCTGGCAATCATGCCTTCTAAGGTTTTCAGGG